GTTGCGTCCACCTTGAAATAGTTTTCGTTTGAGATCTTCAATTTGAGCTGAACTCAAGATCCTCAAAGCAGACTTGGCCTTTTCATTACTATAACCATAATATGCTTTAACAATCATGAGAGATTCATGCTCCTGAGGTTTATCCCATTTGCTGAATCTTTTCTTTTTACGAATACTATTTATACAGAAATGATATTGGAGTTTATTATCGAGATGATGGTGTATATTCATCTCGTTAGCGAACAAAATTGTATCATGAAAGTATGAAAGTCCTCGATTTATCAGGTATGGGTTATATGCCTTTTCGGCAATATCGTCCACCATGATATCCTTCTTCGTATCATTAATCGAATTTAGATATTCGAAAGGATTCATTACTTCCACTCCGTTGAAGCCATAAGCTCAGTTAAGCAAGCGACCATATTAATTTCACGATCGGCTACAAAACTATTCTTATATTGATACTCGGCAAGAACCAATACGATCTGAGGAACACTATCTGGCTTTGCGTATTCGAGCATATTATCATAAATCTTTCGAAATATTGCAGCGGGTTCAAGATCCATGTTGTTTACTACCCAAGACCTCATCGACTTAAAGTCTTTTTCTTTAAGAGACTTCATAAGTGAACTTATACTTACATCAGAAAGATTCACTAAGATGCCACTATCAATCTTACCGGATACACTATATCTCTGGCATTCGCCAATCACTCTACGCCAATCAGGTGCAAACCTGCAGATGAGATCCGCAAGAACTTTTGACTCGTAACTTACACCTTCATTCTTCAGAATCGTTTCAAGTCTCTTCATGAACTTACTCGCAAGATCTGCAAGTTGTTTCTTAGAGGTATTAAACTCAATCACTGCACACCTTGAATGAAGAGGTTCAATGATTCGATTCTTAAAGTTACATGTAAGTATAAACCTGCAATTATTCGAGAATTCTTCTATGAATCCACGAAGAGCAGGTTGAGTTGATTGAGGATTTAAGTAATCAGCTTCATCAAGAATCACGACCTTAGGGCCACTATTCATTAATGAAATTGAACTCGCAAATTGTTTTATCTTAGTTCTTAATACATCAATGCCAGATTCTTCAGAACCATTGATAAGAATATAATCTAATTGTAGCGTTTCGCACATAGCTCTTGCCACAGTAGTCTTACCTAGACCTGCCGTTCCGGATAAGATGAGATTATGCATCTCTCCTGAATCTATGATCTTTTGAAAAGTATCTTTTAGATTATCAGGAAGTATGCAATCGTCTAAACACGTCGGTCTATATCGTTCCGTCCAGAGGAACTCGTCTTTGTTTATCATAGATGTATATTATCAACCTATGATTGCTTTGTACATATCTTTAATCTCTTCAGCTTCATTCTCAAATTGAGATACGGCTTGACGATGATAGAGATTTGCTACTTTTCTAAATGTTTTAGCAGGAATCTTATACTTGTCCTCGAGTGCTTTTGCAATCTCGTTGATTTGTATTCTCTGCGTATTAATTTCAGAAAGAGCTTCAGATATTTGATCTAAAGCTATCTTAATTGCTTTAACGTCTTCAGGATTATTAGGAATATTGCTCATGATAAAATGTATTTCAAATGATTAAAATAAAAAGAGGGTGCTGTTTTAAGACTGCACCCCAAAAGTCCGCTGAACTATCTTATTAGCTCTGGATGTTTGCTGCTACTGGAGCTGCAGTTACACCTGCTGGAGCTGCGCCTGGATCGCCTGCTGGTTGCTGAGGAGCAGCGGCTTTCAGGAAGTCAGTGATCCTTTGACGGAGTGCACCGATTGTTGAAAGTTCTGGACCCTCGAATGCTCCACGCTTTGAGCATACGTCAATCAATTGAACCGTTGCAGCTAAGTCAATAAGACTTAATTGAGGAGGTGTTGTTGGTTGAGTTGCGTCTGCTGGAGCAGCGTCTACTTGTTGTGCTGAGTTGATATCGACTATGTTGTCTGCCATGTTATGTTTTCCTATAGGTTTGTTCGGCTTCTCAAGAATTTGAACGCCGAGTTATTGTTAACCGGCTTCAGAATGAACACCGGCATGGTTATTTATATAAGATTAGCTACCGTATGTGCTAGTTTTTTCAAGAGCTATCCAGTATTCAACTGGTATAGTTGTATTCTCGAAGTGAGAGATAAGTTTAGAACTTATTGCAACGTTATAATCGCCTGGCATCATCTTTAAGTTACCAATGACCATGATAAAAGAAAAAGTTTCTTTACAAGAATTATCCTCGTCAATTATCATTGAATACTTATTCGCTGAAGCATTCTTTACATCACTAACTGATAAAGTAATTTTACCATCTTCACCAGTAATCTGTAGTGTAGCGTGACCTAATACAGATGCAGCTTTCTTAATCTTATTAATCATTGCCGCAGATAGAGTAAACTTCACTTCAGCCTTTGGCATATTCAATGGCTTTGTAGGTGCAGTTAATAACTCTGGAGCAGAGTAATAATAACGGATTGAGGTATTACCCTCATTAATCGATATTGAATCATCGGTGAATTCAATATCAGGATTATCTACAAGAGAAAGTGTTGAAAGAAATTCTGTAAGATCATAGATACCAAACTGTGATGGGATCTCTTCTTCAATCTTTGCATTTGCAAGTATATTCTTAGCTTCTGCAATAGTTGAAATGGTCTTACCTGGCTTGAAGACCATGTTAGGATTGATGACTGAAAAGTTTTTCAGTACATCTAATGTTGTTTCGGATAGTTTCATAATAAAGATTGTCTATATATCAGGATTTGCTTTACCAATGTCATGTTCATATAAAAAGAATAAGCAACATGCCGCATGAGCGAGATGGTGACGTCCTGTTTCGGCATCAAATTTTTCGCCTCTTTTCCAAGCCCATAAGTGTCTTTGTAAAGCATCGTAGTATCTCCTACTTGCTTCTGGAACATACCTCCAATTTTCTCTCTCATACTTTTGAGCTCCAATAGTCAACACTACAGCAAGTTCATCGAGAGCATAGGGAGGAATAAGACCGTATTCCGGCTTACCTCCATCAAACTTACGTCCAGCTGTAGCTGGTATAGAATTTAATTTAGGAGGTTCTATTGTTTTTGCCATAAGATTAATTAGAGACTGGAGGATATAGAGTCCTCCAGTCTCTTCTCAGTTTATATTACTTAGTTGAAGCTAAGCAATATTCAAACACTTTGTTGCCCTGCTTGTTAAAGCGGACGCTTGTGCGAATGCTTACGCCATCATTGCGCATGTGTGCTACCACAGCTGATGGATTAGCGATGTTCAAACGAGCTTGTGCTTGAGCGATTGTCACTGTCTTATTCTTAGTAAGATAGTTAAACAAACGAGTTTTCTGATTTGTACGAGCGGTCTTCATGTTATAACGTTTATATATGTTGGCTCGATCCTTCATTCAAGTTTACAGTAGGGATCGAAGTTTACTGTAAATTCTAATATACACTAAGTCCTGCACCTTGTAAATAATCAAATGTGTAGGAGAATACTTTCAGTGTTGAATTAATTTGCTGGAGCAATTGATTCACGGGATACTATAACTTCTGGCACTTTTGCTGTTGTGGAAGAAGCATCTATCTTGGTGTATAGATCTAGGAAAGCTACTTTCGTATCTTCATCGAATCGTGATATACAAAGTTGAATAGCTTTCATGCGATCGTTAAAGATTGCAAATGTTTGAGCAATATGGCATAATCTACGAGTTGAAATTAATTCATCGACTCCATCAGCTGCATAGGTCTTACGAATAACCTCAGACCATGTGACAAGCTTTTCGGCAAAATCTGCGTCAATTCGACGATATTTGTCCATATGATTGAGGACGATCTTTTTCTCTACGTTAAGTGTAGGATATGGTTGCTCGAATGTTGCAACAAATCTCTCAAGGAAAGCTTCGTCTATAATGGTAGCCGTGACGAACCTGCCATCTTCAGAGCCTTTACCTTTAGTGTTTGCAGTAGCTATAATATTGAACCCCAGAGCCGGACGAATGACTTCACCGGTCTTCTTAATCATGATCGGTTTACCTTCCAATACTCCTTGGAGGCACATAATCTTGCTGGTTGAACGGTCTATCTCATCCACGAGAAGTATGGCTCCGCGCTCCATAGCTTTTACTACGGGGCCTTTCGCGAATACTGTCTCACCATTGAGTAGACGAAAACCTCCGATGAGATCGTCTTCATCCGTCTCTGGGGAAATTTGAACACGTATGTATTCTCTATCGAGATTTGCACACGCTTGCTCTACCATCATAGTCTTACCATTACCTGAAAGACCTGCGATGTAGATTGGATAAAAAGCTTTTGATTTAATGATGTCGGCGATATCTGAATAATCACCCCACTTAATGTATGTTGGATCTTTAGCAGGGATATACGTATCTGTATTAAGAACAGAAGTGACAGGCGCCGATAGCTTCATTGCAGCTTCAGCTGGAATAGTGATTTCAGCTTTAAGTTGTGAAGAGTAGTCGTATAGACCACGATGCACTTTATAAGTATCATTTAAAAGTTCTGAGTATTGCTTAAACTCAAAGCCTAGAGACTTTGCAACTGCATCAATATCTTTACGACGGAACTGAGTTTGATCAGGGAAATTGCTCTGGAGTTGAGCAATGATTTGTTTGGAGTATGTATTCATGTTATTGATTAAGAAGAAGAAGATTTACTAACAAGAAGATTCTAACAAATACCGTGGAATTAGTACACAAATATGATAATTTTAAGCAATTAATTATCAACAACTTATGCAAGTGCCTCAGCGAACTTAGTCACAAACACCCGGTTAACCTTTTTGGCTTTATTAAAGTTAGAGAATGCTTTAGCCATTAGGCCTCGGCTCATGGATTGGTCAATGTTTAAGCTCTCATCTGAAGTATCTAATTCATCGCCACTTGCCACGATAAAGTATTCGTTATATCCAAGAGCCTCCTCAAAATGAATGGATTTATCAGCACGATACTTTGCTTGATAAGTTGAGTTCCACATATTTGTAGCTGATTGCCAGTTGTTACCATTCTTTCCACGAATGATGTCGATAGCAAGTTTCTTAGCAACACTTTTTTGTTTTGGTATATAAAATCCAATTAGATTGCAG